CGAAGCAGTATGCCAGAGATAAGATTATACCGTGGGGCAAACTTCGTATTTGTCTCGTTAGATAAACTACTGCCGTTGGCCGTGTTTATCACGAACTGCAACCATATGGTAGTCTACACTTTGTTCCGTAGAATGCCCCATTTCTGGGGACTTATATCATTTCATGGGTATTATTCTACATACTTCCGTTATTGGGTCATAGTAGTAACAATCACCATGTCTCCTATTACAATGCTTACAGATTTCATCTTTCATAATCTCTCCTCCACATAGTTTCTAAATCTCGTTGCATTGAAATTAGGATTCGTGTCTTGTAATTCATCAACAAGCATATCAAATTGATATTTATCTAATTTTAGAACTACTGCTATTTCAGCAATCTTGTTGAAGTGTCTTCTTGTGAATAAACTCATACTGCCACCCCCGCTTTTACTGCACAAGCATAACAAAGGCCAATCTTCTTGTTCTGTGATATTGGCTTACCACATTCGTTGCATGGTTTCATTCTTCCTCCTCCTTAAAATCCCCATAAAATTCGTGTTCGCCCGCATCCCCGTATTGGGTTCCAATAAAATACACCTTAACGCCTTCAAACTTACCATCTAGGGTATATTCTTTCTTGTCGAATCCAAAGTGTTCATTGTATATCTCAAACACTTCTTCTTCGGTCAATTTTCTTGGTGACTTTATTTCCCATCTCCTTGTATCAACCGACCATTCTTCTACTCTATACTCTATACTCATCCCATCACCAAATCTATTGTATCTTTAGAACATTCATAGTTTGCACTAGACAGTATTTCTGTGGTACAATCAACAGTATGTGTAATCTCAGCATTGGATAATTGCTCAAGTGCTGAAACAACCTTCTGCTTGATAGCCTTCATATCATTGGCAGGAATAGAAACAATTGATTTCTCTATGTTCTTCCTGTCTGTGATAGTTTCTATCTCCTTCCTTATCTCAAAGGTTAGTGAAAAAGCATCATCATTGACTCTTTGAATCTTGGTTGTTAGTTCAACACCATCTTCTGTGTAAACCAATGAAGGATAAACTGTTGAGGTTGTCATTTCACCGTCAATATCCTCCCAATCCATGAATGTGTATGAACCGGGTACTGCCATCCATTCTGTTGATGTTGTTTCTTCTGTTCTCTTGAAGTATTCAGCATCCCATTCATTCTCAATTAAATCTCTTATGATATTTCTGGCCTTGAATTCATAGTTAGTAGTAAAGGCTAATTTATCATTAATTAGAATATCATAGGAATTAGTTACCTTTGTTAATTCTCTTAGTCCGTATCTCTCATCATCAGGAAGACCATAGAAATAAGACTCTACTAATGATATACCATCATCATGTAGATAAGATGAAAACTTTCGCATTAAAACAGGCGAATCCATCCATTCCTCGCTTTCAAACATTATTGTCATTGTTCTCTTGTATAGTGTCATATTTATCTCTCCATTGTTATGTATTCATTTAGTGCCGTATGTAATTCATTGATTACTTCTTCTAGGTCATCGCCAGAAACTCGCAATTTGTTTATTGCTAGTATAAGCGATGAACCAGACTTCATGTGCTTAAGTTCAAGCACATATTTAGGCTCATTTATCTGTTGTATTGTTGTTGTATTGGTATTATCCATATTTGTATCACCAATATTAGGGAAGCATTCGCCCTTATGAGGTTATTGCTGAACAAAGTGCATAACCATATGGTACGGCCGTTAAATCAATTTGATTAGATAACAAGTATTGTTAAATAGCGATTTGTCACCGCCCGCAGGAAACTGTTCGACTCACACCGAGAAAAAATCACCCGTTTTTTTCCTAAGTTTCCATTCTACACCAGAAAAAATGCTATTACCATATGGTTTCATACTTTGCTCAGGAACCCCTTATAAGGTCGGATGATATGCTTCTATTGCCCCAAACGGCAACAAATTAAGAAAAGGTGAAATAAGAATGGAACAAATAGATTGGGATTCAGTCAAGTTTAAGGTAAATGATATGTTAGATGCTGATAGCGAAATAAACGCTATTCCATCGGATGTTGTATCTCTAGCAAGAATGTTGCTAGATACTGGTGATAACAACGCTTCAACGCGTGAATCACTTACAACGTCAATTAGGGGAATGCTAAAGCCATACCCCGGCTACCCTTGGAAGAGGGGAAATCAGGGTTCACTCCCTGCTGCTGCCAGAGCAGTTGTTGATACTGCTTGTGAAGAGATTAGGTCTGCTGCACACGCTTTCTTTAGCGGAACACTAACCTATTCTCAGCCATTGCTACGAAAGCATGGTAAAGCCAAAGGCTCGCCAGTATATGTTGATGCTGACGAATACGCAACAACCCTAGCAAAGAAGGCTAGGCAAAACGCAACGGCTCTATTTAAGTCGGGTGAGTGGGATGGAACACTAAGCGGTCTTTCCGCTTGTTCCGCCTACGAATTTGTGGAGGAAGAGGAGTAATCCTCTTCACCACTTAATCGCTAGTTTGGTGGCATTCCTGCGGGAGAGGGAGTTTAGTCCTATTTTGGGCTTGATTCCCTCTCCCCAATTCTTCTGGTAATTATACGTTCAAAGTGTATAATACCATATGGTTCGGTTTTAACTTATTTTAAGCAGTCGCCGGGAGGGTGTTGCGCCGGGGTTATAAAGTCGGAGGCTTGCCTCTAATTAGAAGTCGGCAATTATAATTTAACACCGTTCAAACACGCTTTCCGACAAACGGTGTATAAGTCAGTATAACAATCAATGGCCTAATTTGTTATGTAGTTAATTAGGTACTCTGGGATTATAGTACCAATAAGATGCTCTAATCATTGTTATATGACATATATCATACGGATATGCTTATGATATATCCTATATGATATGATAGTGAGAATTACGAACAGGCAGAACTGCCAAACTCTTACACACTTCTCGTTTCCAATCTGAGTGAGAATGAGAGGTGGGTAAGAGTTAGTAGGTTTAGGTATAAGAAGTAATGATATATTATATATTTCTATTATTATCATTATTCTACTACTATTATTGCCACCACACACTCCCCTCCCTTCTCTATTATTATTTGAGACAGGGGGGTGGAAATGAGAGAAATGAGAATCGAGAATAAAAATGATAATATCTCTAGCAGTTTCAGCAGGAGAACTGATAAACTTTCAATTCTACCATTGGAGAGAAACATTGTGGAAACGACTTGGCCGGGAGCGTGTTTAACATTGAAGGTGTTAAAATGAATAAAAAATGGACAAAGAAAGAAGAAAGCAAATTAATAACTTTATGGAATAAAGGATTAACCATAAAACAAATTGCTGAAGTAATAAAGAATAAAGATATGGTAAGCGTAAGAAATAAAACGCAATACTTAAGAAGGAAGGGAGTCCTTCAAGGAAGGAGAAACAAGACTAACGTTGAAGTTAAGGATGATAATACTCTAGGAGAAAGTAATATGACAGAACAAGATTCTACTAATATTAAAATAATTAAGACGATTGAAGATATTCGTCTATTCCTATTGAAGAAGAATGAACAATACGGTGATTCTGCCTTAGAACCAATTCGTATCTTTTCAAAGGCTGATAAACATGAGCAATTGAAAGTAAGAATTGATGATAAATTAAATAGATTAGTTCAAGGTAATGCCGATATAGAGTCTGATGAAGACGTTGTTAAAGACTTAATAGGTTATCTTATACTACTTTTAATCAGTATGAAAGATAACTGATTTTTGCATAATGTAGGTTTGCCGAGTAAAAACATTACACCTCCCTTCCTTATCCTTTAGGCAATAGTAATGTTTTCCTACAAATTAAACTCGAAAGGGGACAGGTTTACTGGGTTAAAAAACGCAATGCATCGCTGCAACATGGTGCTTCTTTCATAACATAACCTCCACCAGTTATCATGCGTTTTTCCTGTCCCCTGCAATATTACACTCGAAATGTCAAAAGCGTATGGCTACGTTGCATGACATAGCGGGCAGAGTTTTGTACGAAATAAAAAAGGTAAATTCT